TTACGGAACAATGGTTCCACCTTCTGGAATGACGAGCGTTCATAGCGCCCCAGACAGATACGAAAGACAAGGAGTGTCGTTCAATCATATATACCCTCAAGCCCCTCGATGAGATACATACTGGCATCCTTATTCTTGGTCGGCTGTTCAACTACAAAGCCAACCCCTGCCCCTGTTATTATAAGCAACAAGGACAAGGATGCCTACATCGAGAAGGTTGACTCCATCGTATCTGACACGGCTTCAGCATTGACTGCCGTAAGCCCATCGGTTCCTGCTGGTGTGCCTAGGGATTTAGTAGATAACCAAATCATAAAACTCAGCGGAATCAGCAAACCTTCACTAGAGAGGACCGACAGTTACAGGAATATGCTCAATTCAAACGACAAGGGTGCTGTCAAGAAGGATAAGGACGATGCTCTTAAGGTGGACTCTGAAACGCAGAAACTGTGGGCTATAGTAGAGGAGCAGGAGACTGCAATTGCTATCGCCAACGAGATTGCAGAGAATGCTGAGAAAGAGCATCAATTGGAGATGAAGGAAAAGATATTGTGGAAGTTCAGCACAGCGGGTCTTGCCATGTTCGTGTTTGGACTGTTCATAGTAGCGTTCACTCCATTCAAGAAGAACGGAGGAATCTTCATGGCTGGAGGTTCGCTTGCGATGGCATCGCTATGGATATTCGACAGCAAGTGGTTCACTTGGATTATCGGCCTGTCAATAGGCTTTGTCGTAGGCTCGATAATCCTTGCGATAATTAGTCATCTTCGTCCTCGTCCAGAGGTTCGTGATACACCACAGGGTGAAGGGGAGAAACCTGTTTAGTGTCGATGTTATAATCGACCCAAGCCTCCGCTGAGTTCTCATCCCAGTCGTTCATTTCCATGAAGGCTAGGACGAGCCTGTCGTAGTTGTATTCGATAGCACCTGTAATGGGAACCTTACGCTGGATAGCCCAGTCAAGCCATTCCCTAGGCTCAAGCATGAAGCAACCCTTGTAGAGTTCATCATTGGCCTTGATTTCTTCCTCAGACAACTTTCTTGCCTTTAGCATTGTAGATATTGAGTTCTTTCCAGATTTGGAAGTTCTCGTCAGACAGTCCGTTGAGGTATACAAGCATGGGTATGCATGCCTCGATTACATTGGGCTTGATTCCAAGCAAGACTGAGCAAGCCGCAACTGAGGAGTTCGGCTTCTTTTCTGTTAGGACTTTATCGGTATTCATATTGCTTGAGATAATCGTCACGCATACGCTTTGCCTCCTCGATGTCGTTTGACAGAGGATGTGAGATACATTTTCCGTTCTTAATGAGTTTGAAGTAGAACCTTCCATGAGACTTTTGCAGGTGATGGTTTTCGTTCATCGTTGCTCTTTCCTTCATTGAAGGAAGTGACACAGGCTCGCTGAATGTCTCTGCGTCCATCATACGCTTAATAGTCTTCATCGAAAGACCAAGCATGCGTCCTCGCTCGATTACTTCTTGTTGTAGTTCGTTCATTGTTTGATTCGGTAGTGGGGAATGGGTCTAGTGACCATGCCAGATGTAACTCTATACATACGCATTTCAAGAAGATTGTTCTTCAAGGCGGCACTAATTTTTCGTGAGATGATACGCTCAGAACTATTCCACATCTTTTGGAGTTCCCTTCTGGTGTAGAAGCCGTCCTCGGGTTTGTCGGCAATAGCATTGCCGAACAGTTTCTCTAGAGCCTTGATATGTTTGGTTTTCATAGTCCTTTGATGGAGTAGATAAATTCTTTGCCGACACGATGGGCTTGCCAGACCTTCCAGTCCTTGCCTTGGACGAACCCATAAGTCCAGCCCGACCCCCACTTTGAGGTGGCTAGGCGATTCTTAGCGTATGACATGGCCTTCTTTTGACACAGGCAACCACCAGAGAACCCAACGGCTCCCTTGTGCCGTCTGGCGTTGATTTGCTGGATGCTGTGAAGGTGACCCATGATGACAGCACCTTCCTGCTCTGCGTAGTGGATTGCGTGTTCCTCTACGGCACGAATGCCGCAGGTATATCCATGCACGAAAGCGACCTTGCCGATGCGGTGGACACCATCCTCCGCATGGTAATCGTAAATCTTCTTACAGCCATTCTTCTTTAGGTGGTTGTAGATATCTTGCTTGAGGTCTATGCAATAGTCACGGAGCATGCCGTTGGTATGACCCTCGATGATTTGGTCTAGCCTATCGTCATGGTTTCCGTTGAGGAAAATTGTGGGTTGCACCCTGCTGATGAAATCCTTTCCAGCCTTTACATCGGCAACAAGCGACTCGTCTTCTTCCTTTCGACCAGCACCTCTGCGGATACTGCGAAAGTCAAAGTTATCGCCTAGGTGGACAATCTCAACATCGTCATTCCCCTTGCTGAACCAGCGGAGGAACTTGAAGAACTGCTGTGCCACATCCTTGTCGATGTGGTCACCATGATTGTCACCGACTGCTACGAATTTAGTCATTTTGCTCATTGGAAATGTCGAATGTATCGTTGCGGATTATGGAAAATTGGTCGGTGAGCATGTGACGGATTCCTCCGTCCTTCTCTAGGACTACGGCAAATATGTCATTGCAAAAGGTTCCTGCCTCTTGGACATAGAGCAGGTATCCGTATCCCAATGCTGTCTTGACAGGGATGGGCTTTCTGAATTCGTGAATCATTTCATAGACCTCCGCAGGTCATCCAAGTCTGCAAGGACTCTGAGCCACCTGTCGTGGTCACAGTTAGCCTCTATCTTCCAGTAGTTGACCAGACGCTCAAGACGCTCCACCTCTGCCTTGAGGCTGGCGTAGTCCTCGTAGCGAACAAAGACTCCGTTATCTTCTTCAACCAATGCCGCAGAAAATCCACGGATGGCGTACCGCTTCGGTTCGCTCACGACTGCTTGCCCTCCTTGGCGGCTCGCCATTGGAACGATGCGTATCCGACTTCGTATGAAGACATCTTGCTCGTAAGCACTCGTTCAAGTTCATCCCCAGCCTTGGTCAGCCGCTCGACCTCGGCCTTGAGGCGGGCGTTCTCTGCCAATGCTTCATCAAGAACGGCTTTATTAAATTGAGCGTGAAGAAAATCTACTTCACCTCTAAATTCGTGATTACCTTTTATCACGGCTGGGCTTCACCTGTTTGTTAGCGACAGGGAAATACTTGTCCAACTCATCGAGGATATCTTTGAGTTCGACAGGGCTGAAAGAGGCATACATATTCCGTCCTAGGGCTTGTGACCCAGCAAGACGGAGCAGTCTCAGTCCCTTAGTTTTTTTCTGATAGGCCATTCTCGTCTTCCCATTCAGACATCTTCTTCTTGAGAGCCTCAAGCATCTCAATTGCCAACTCTAGGTCAGCAACTGAGATGCCAAGGGTTTCAGACGCATGAAGCATCTTGTAAGAAGTGGACTTGGCTTTCTTCTTCTTAGCCATTAGAAGGGAACCTCGTCTTGCCCCTGCGACTGACCGCTGGAGGCCATTTCATACAGGGCTACTGCAGTTGCCTTCAACTTGGCATCCTTAGCCGTCACTTTGCCAGTCTTCTCGTAAGGACGAGGCTCCCACTTGGTAGCCCAGTAGGTCAAATCATTGAGGCCAAGTTCACCGACAGGGGTTCCCTTGTTGTTTCCAAAAGGAACAGGAATAGAAGGGTCGATATCTGCGATACCACTAGGGACAGACTCACTACGAGAAGCAGGAGCAGGAGCAGGGGCAGAGACAATTTCCGTAGGCTTAGGTCCATTGTATGACTTGTTAGGAATGAACTTGCCAGCAGGAGCAGAGGAGGTCTTCACCTGTCTGTCGGTTTCTGCATCGTCATCATCGAGGCTGATACCTGCGATGGAGGCCAGAGAATATCTGCGGATGTAAGAATAGATGCTACCAGCATGCTGACCCTGCATACCCTTGTCGCAAGGGATGAGAGCGTTGCTGGAGATGGAGCCACCATCCTTGTGCAGGATGATGTTGCGGACACCAACTACTTCAATGTCACCGACAGGCATCTGGAGGATAGCCAGACCATGCTTGTGGGCAAGGGGCTTAAGATATTTCAGATGGGCTTGGAGACTGGCGAACTTGTTCTTAAAGTGAGGGTTATAGTCATCGGCAGGGATATCTTCTGCTTCATGGACAAAGGCAATCAAAGCCTTGACGAGACTGAGTTGTTGTTCGGGAGTATTATCGTTCATGCGGGTAGGATGATTGTAGGTGTAGGAGGAAAGGGAATCAAAGATGCTCATGTGGTTGACTGGGCTTGTTATACCATAGTGAAATCAATTCGTCAAGGGGTATTTCAAAAAAAACTCCCTCAGTCTACCACGACTAAGGGAGTCCAAACCTTTCGGTTATTGCCTGCATGATTCAACCCACAGAACAAATATAGTATCTCATATTTTTCCTGCCAAATCAACCCCCAATTACATCAAAGTAATCTCTCATCCTTCTGATGATTGCAACGCCTGTTTCCTTGTTGGTGAAGCGGTCAAGCAAAGTCTCACCAGTATAATTCGTGGTGATAATTGTAGTCTTCAATCCAGAGGTTCGCTCATCGATTACAGCGAACAGGTCAGTCTCCATTCTTGCGGTCAGACGCTCCTTGCCTAGGTCATCCAATACCAGCACCGAACAATTAATCAAAGTGTCAAGAACCTTTGAGTGCTTCTTCTCGTCAAAGCCTTTCTCGATGAACCCCTCAAACTTACGCATCTGTAGGAACAGGCAGTCAGTATGGTTGTAGACGAAATACTGATTGAACAGCCACCAAGCCGCACGACTCTTGCCGATGCCTGTCTGCCCATGCAGAACCACGCCACACTTGTCCTTGCTGGGCTCCCATTTCTTGACCTTACGCAGGAAGTCATTGAACTCCATGTCCGTGTTTCGGAAGGCCATAGGGGTGTCGGGATGGATGAAATCACCAATCCAGAACAGACCCTCCTGCTCAAAGACCTTTGCGTAGGAGTGGGGATACTTGACAGCCCATGCGTTCTCGTAGCAATTGCCACACAGAGTCATCTTCAGAAACTTCTGGGTCGTAGGGTTGTAGATAGGATATCCAATCCTATCGCAATGGTTGCACTTGGGAGCCGTGTTAGAAGCCATTCTGGTGTTGAGCCTTGGTGGTGATATGCCCAGCCTGTTTAAACGAGCCCTGCAAGGCAAATAGACCCACCCAGCCCTGCTTGATACTCTGGTTGATGGTGGCGATAGCCTGTGCCTCCGTGAGAACACGCAGGTCATTGAGTTGCATGTCAATAGTCCTGTCTGTCATAGGCTTCTTCTTTTCCTTTCGGTAGTCCAACCAAGAGTCCCAAGCCTGTCTGAAAGCACCTCCATGAGGAAGCACATGCACAGTCTCCTTTGTATCTCTTTTACTCTCAGTATTATTCTCTTGTCTATTAGTAGCCGATTTTTCGGCTAGGGGGGAGCCAGTTTTTCGGCTGGGGGTAGCCGAATTTTCGGCCCCCTTCATCTGGGGCTTGGTAAGGCCAAGGGACGAGAATGTGATGAGGATTCTGTAGCCGTTGTCACCCTCCCTGCGGAACACGAACTTGTTGTCAACGAGCGAGGCGATGTGGTCTTTGACAGTAGACTCAGAGATGCCACAAGCCTCTGCAAGGTAGGCATTGGACGCATAGCATCCGTTGTTACCATCGAGGCATTGGATGACCCCATAGAGCAGTTTAGCCATAGGGCTGATGTCAGAGTTGAAGACCTCTCTGGGGATGTAAACACCCCCAAAGGTAATCTTGTCGTTTGTGGTAGAACTGTGGGTCATAGGATTATTTGTTGATGCGAATGTGTTGGTCTAGGGTCTGCCATCCATCACCATCGACATACGCACGAATGGTAATGTTGATTTCAGAATCAGTCCACCTAGAGACAAGGGTGTATTCATCATACTCGATTGTATGACTACCCTCGCTACACTTGATTGTCAGAGCGTAGTTCTCAAGGTAGTTGATGACTTTGTTCTCAGCCCAAGCACCAAAGCCAAGGCGATTGATTTGGTCTTTCATGTTATCAGACATCGATGATGGTGCTTTCGATTTCGTAGCCAGCCCAAATCTCATGGTCAACGCAATACTGAATCTGAGCGATGGCGATGAGCATCTTCTCCCTAGCCTTTTTCAGACTATTAACAGAAATCTCAAAGCAACGCACACCATGAGGAGGATTTTTCTCGACCATGATGAAGATGAAGCGGAGATTCTCGATGCCGTTGTGTTCAAGAAGCAACATATACATTGCGTTCTGGATGGCGTAGAGGTTATCAAGAATCACATTCTTGACCTCATACATGTTCGACAGGTTTGCGTTGGTGGTCTTGAGGTCAAGGATGATTCCCTTCTCCCAGTTCACCCAGTCCATACGACCCTTGAGTTTGATGTCCTTGTAGGGCAGGACATCAGAGAACACGGACACTTCAGCGTCACCCTTGCTGGTGACATCCATGAAGATGGGATGCTCACGAACCTTGTCAGCCATGCTAGCGATGAGGTCAAACTCTTCATCGTTGATGATAATCTTGCCAGCATTCTCCTCATGGAACTTGGCAGAGTCCAACTTGTCCTGCGTCTTACGCAGGTCAAACTTCTTGGACACAACGACTTCCTTGTCGAACAGGCTGGGCTGGAAGCAAGCGAGGTGCGTTGCAGTTCCAATCAGCATGGGCTTGGTTACCTCTCGCTGTTCCGTGAACTGATGCTTGTAATGTTCGGGCGATACGAACATGGGCTTCAGCATTGACTGGCTGATGCCGACTTCATTGCGATAGTCAGCGTCTGCCATATTTTTGACGATTCTGGTGTAGTTACTCATGTGGGTGAAGGTATGTTGTCTACCACGAACACCTCGTAATGTCAATGAGGATTCGGGGGCCAGACACGGAAAAAAGTTTATGCGTATGCTTGGAGCAGACGAGAGAATCGTCCACCATGTATCCAGCCTCGACAAGGCCATCGAGAACCATCTTCTCTAGGTTGTCCAAGTCGGGTCTGGTTGTTTTGGGCAAGACATCAACCTCGCCCTTATGCTTCTTCAGAAACGGATACTCAAAAGTTATCTCGACATACAAGGGGAAGTCATACGGCTTGTCGGGTCTGTCCTTCAGAACCTTGGCTACGAATTCTTTTTTCCACTTGCTTGCCTTGCTGGATGCCATCTTGCCGACAAACATCTTTCCTTGTTTGTTCTTCAAGATTCTCAAAGCACTCTGCTGGGTAGGAGAAGGCTCAATGTATACTGTGATTCTTTTCATAATATTATTCTCTATCTGTGATAATTTCGTAAATAAACCTAGGGATAACTAGGACGATAATAAAGGCGGCGGCGGCTTCTAGTAGTGTCATCTGGGTTGCATCAAGGCGATTCTTATACACCATCTGCATATGGAATTCAAGTCAAAAGAAGAAATTATCAGCAATGACCAAAAGCAGAATCACACAGGTGAGAGACTGCCAGAGGCTTTGCGTGAGCAGATTAAGCAGATGCTTTCAGAGGGCAGGTCACAGCGTGAGATACAGCGTGAGACAGGCGTGTCGGCACACACAGTAGTCGGAATCAGAAGGTCAATGCCAGCGTTGGATGACAAGGGCTGGAAGAAGAATGTCATAGAGACTCTGCGTGATGTCGTGAGCCGTGGTGCGAGCAGGTTGAGTGATGAGATTGATGACATCCCCATCACCGCAATGCCTGTTTCATTGGGCATTCTCATCGACAAGATAAATGTGCTGAACGACCAGCCAACCGCTGTGGTCGAGCATCGTATGCGTATCACCCACGATGAGATAAATAATATTTTACTGGATGCCAATGTCATTGACGAAAATCCCTTGACAAGTTCGTGTGAATCTGGCAGTCTTGCCGAGAACTCACATGAGCCACGACAAAAACAATCCGTTCAAAAACAAGAGGGAACTTAACCGCTTCCTCAAACACACTAAGAAGTTCTACGAGAACATCACAACCTTTGATGATGCCTTTGATGCTTTCTCAAAGGACAATTGCATCGATGCCCTTGAGGTGATTGGTCGCAACTGCAAAGACCCTGCGATTGGTTTCCCCAAGGAAGGTGTGGCTGGCTGGGCTAACACCCGCAGAGCCTATCGTGAGCATTGGTCTAAGGCCGACATCGCAATTCAGTCTTGCCTGTCCGAATGGAAGCGTAGAAAAGAACTGCGAGCCTATTGACATTAATCTGCCAATCGAGTATAACATCCATCCTCCCATGAAGAAGACCCGCAAATCCAAGAAGACCACCCTGCTCTGCGTTAAGCAGGTTCGCAATGTAATCCGTTCCAACGGCAAGCAAGCGAAACCCGAGTTCATTGAAGCGTTTGAACGCTTTGTGAACTTCAAACTGCGACAGGCTATCGAAACTCCCAACGGCAAAGCCAAGCGTCTTGACGCTACTGTCGCTGGTTTCTGTTTCGGTAACCATTGATTAATCTGACCCTGTAGTTCAACGGATAGAACATCTGCCTTCTAAGCAGAATATCTTGGTTCGATTCCAAGCAGGGTCAATTTTCACCCACATTTCCTACCACATGACTACTGACTACGAAACCGAGGTCATCATCGATGGCCTTCCCTATGCAGTCTCCTGCGAACTTGAACTTGAAGTTGTCGATGACGGCATCGGTGGCTACGAGTATTGGGGCTCCAAAGGCACAGACCACCATTATGTGTGGGACTTGTCCAACTACTCCTACGATGCCTATGACAGCGATGGCAACGAGGTTACTGACTTGGTGCTTAAGGTTAAGATTGGCCTAGCCGTAGAGAACAAGATTTTCAAATACATCGCTGAACTGCCCATCGAGAAAGAGCCTTACGACAACGAGGAGGACACCTATTGACTTTCATTCGCACCTGTGCGATACTATTCACCTTCACCCACCCAGAATATATGAATCCCGATTATTACAGCGGAGACGAAAACAACAACGCTGAAGCCGAACAGCAACTCGACTCCTTCACCAAGGAACGAGCCAACCACCCCAAGATTATTGAACTGTCGCAAGACAGGAAGACCATCAAGTCCTACTACATCGTGGCCTACAAGATGGCCTTTAGCGACAGCGTGAGCCAAATCTGGTTTGTGACCGCTATCGAGGCTATGGCCTTCATCACCAAAGAAAGCCTTGTCTTTGATATCAAGCAGTTCGACATCCTCAAGAACACCATCAAGGGCGATATGCACCCTAGTTTTAGGGAAATCACTATCCAAGAATTGAACAATGAGTCGTTCATGGAAAGCAATCACGCCATCGCTAAAATCACCGCCCCTTGACAGGGGCTTGTGAATATACGATACTCTAATCCTCAACCCACACCTACCACATGAGCAAACGAGAAAAACAACTGGATATCACCCAGCACTTCACCAAGCCTGTTCGCATGACCTATGCGAATGGTGAAGACCAGACCAAGACCAACGGCTTTACTGTGAATGTCACAGTATTCAAGCATGACGCAGACGCTACCTATATCAGCGGAGCGTGGGAGATTTGTAGCGATGACTCCTCTTGCTACGGAGAAGGAACACTCTCATTTGACCTGCAAGGCAACTGCTTTGACTATGATGGATGTTATGACCTGTCGCATTATGTGTGCGATATGCTGAACGCAAACGGATACAACGCCAAGGAAGTTGACTCTCGCCTCTTCTAATCATGGACAACACCGAAAAGCAAAGCATCGCTGTCGATGCCATTCACCGCATCAGCCAAGAGGCTGACATGATGGTTTTCATGCTAGTAGATGAAGATTTGGAGGTATTTATCGATGAGCATAATGGATTTACGCAGGACGAAAAGGATGCCATCTGGGAGCGTATGCATGAAGCCATCCTAGACCACTATCACGAAATGCTCGACATGGTAATCCAAGATGTCGTGAGCGAGCGAGACGCTTGACATATACCTGCACATAGACGATACTGTTCACCTTCACCCACACCTACCACATCACACATATGGAACGCACCGAATCCGAAAAACTCATGAACCGCATCAAGGAATTGCTCTCCCTTGATGAGAATCGCACCCACCTTGGCATGGAGGAGCATGGTGATGTTATCCGCATCTACTGCAATAACTTCCACATCACGCACAAGGACATCACCAGCGACACGCTCAACGATATTGAAGAGGCGTATCAAGGCGAATACCGCAACGGCAAGGAGTTTGCGGAGCAATTGGTTGATGATACTGGTATGCTGTCCAATGTCCCCGACAATATCCGCTTCTATTTCGATTATGAAGCCTTTGCTAGGGATTTGTTCATGGGCGATTACTGGATTGAAGAGGGTCATGTCTTCCGCAACCTTTAAGCCCTTTATACACATATGTATAAGTTGCTCGTATCCGTTGCACTCTTGTGCGTGGCTGTCGTAGGTCTGGCTCTAGTCGTTGCATTCATGCACTTTGCTAGCCGTTGACATTACTCTGCACCTGTGTGATACTGTTCACCTCAACCCACCTACCACATGAAATACAAATTCACCATCAACTGGATTCACCGCAAACTTGAACGGCTATCCACCATCCAAGACGAGCAAGGCGAGCCCCTGCGGAGCGAATTTAGCCCCTATAGGTGTGATTGCTGTGATGGGCTCGCTGGTGAGCGTTATACTGTTAAGGCTCATTATTGGAACAAGAGGGCTCGCAACGGCTCTAGCACCTGTCGAGGCACATATGAGGTTTGCCCCACCTGCGTCTACAACTGGCAGTAAGGCCACCCCTTGACCTGTCTCTGCACCTCTGGCATACTTCTCTCGTTCACCCAACACCTACCACACCATGAGCCTAAACTTCAAGTTCCCCGACAACATCGATAAGAGCCTTATCGAATACACCAAAGAGGACGGCAGTCTTCATTGGCATCCCAGAGCCCAGTCGCTGGTCTTCTACATGATGATGCTCCAGCATGACATGACTGGGGACATGACCGACAAGAAGTTGCAGGAGATTGACCGCAGGATTGCCCTCATTGACCTGCACCACCAACATCCTGCCTACTGGGAAGGGACTGAAGGCTTCCGCATCCAATTGGCTGACATTGTGACCTATTGGGGTCTTACTGTGAATGTGTGCCATTTGACTGCTGGTAAGTGGGATTCGTATTATAAGCGGTGTTTCACCAATTATATCGACACCACTCCCACCGAGGAATTGCGGAACACCACCCGCACAGTCTACACAGACCGCCCCTTGCGGGTGTGAGCCTCTTGACAGGCTCCTGCATACCTGCGACACTATTCACCTTCACCCACCACTACCACATGAGCAAATCCCGCATCACCCGAAAGCCGTTCAAGCCGTTCACCATCGACCACATGGAGAGCATCACAATCCTGTCCCTCTACCAGTCCCTGCACATGGCTGACAGGCACAAGATGTATCTCGCCCCCGCTTGGCTGGTTCGCCAGTCTGCTACCACCTACCTTGCCAAGGTTGGCGTAACTGTCCCCAAGGGAGCCCGCTGGAAAACCCTGCTGGATGAGGTGTGTGATGCCTATCGTGCCATCCTGCCCATCGATGCCGACAACAACCCCTTGCCCACAGAGCCCAAATCCGAGTGATTTAAGCCACATATGTGAATAATTTACATTTAATTTACATATATTTACGCCTATATACACGCACACCCACACACCCGCACACCCACCGCACACACCTACCACAGGCACACGCACCCACCGCACACCCCACAGGCTCTCAAGGCACACCCCTTGACCACAGCCTGTGGATGGCGTAGAGTGCTGGTGTCACAACGACACCCACCCAACACAACCCACACCACACCACACCATGAACGACCAAATCACCGCCCTGCTATCACAGGCTCTCGCCTCCGCTCTCAAGGACGCTCTCACGCCCATCGTCCGAGAAGCGGTCAACGAGGCACTCGCCACCATGCCCCCCAAGGCTCTCCCCGAATCCGAGGCTGACAGCACCCTGCTCCAGCGGGTCGAGGCTCTAGAGGAGCAAATGGCTGATGTCCAGACCAGCCTAGAGGACAAGGTGGACACCTGCGACATCGATGACAAGGTGTCCGAGGCTGTCAGCGACTGCCTCGACAACGGCTCTTGGGACATCACCTTCCGAGGATGACCCGAAAGCACTTCAAGCAGGTAGCGGAGGCAATCGCCTCCCTACCTCGCCAAGAGGATAGGGACAGGGCAATCGCCTATTGGCTCCCCTACCTCCAAGCCTCTAACCCCCGCTTCTGCGTCACCCGCTTCCTGCAAGCCTGCCAGCCCCCCAAAGGCTGACCCAACCCACCCACACCATGCACCAGCCCATCGAACCACCATTATTAACCAAGCAGGGGTAAGCCCTGCAGACCCATCCCCTGCCCCTCATGCATCCCCTAAAAAGGGCAAGGGGGGGGAGGGGGTAAGGGTTTTAATCCATAAGGGTGTATGTGTTGGGTTATCCCATGCACAATTTTTCTTGCAAAAGGAAACACGACCCGAACCTTTAGGTGAGGGTGAGGAAGGGGATTATTAAGGGGATTGTCATGGAAGATGTCAAGCAGGATAATGCGGTTGTGAGTAATTTATATGATATTGGGTCAATGGAAGAAATATGGTGGTGGTGAAACTGGCACTTGACTTGAAAGTAAAAAGGGTGTAAAGTGATTGGAGTTCTTTGAATTTGCTGGCGTTCTCTCTGAGAAAGTGTATTGAAATATCCCTTCAGCCAATGAGGTAAGTCATCATGGATATAAGCCAATACTAGAGGAGGTCCGAAACTCCCCGCCAGTCCAATATAATGGGGCGTAATTAACCCAAGGCCAATGAGGATGATTTTGCGGCACTAAGCCCCCGCAAACCATAGAAACCAGAAATGGCAAAATGAATCCGAAGGGCCGTCCTTTTTTACATCCAGTAGCGTAATGGTATCGCACCTGCTTTGGGAGCAGGGGTTTGCAGGTTCAAGTCCTGTCTGGGTGACTGTCAATGTGGTGAAATGGTAAACACGACTGACTTAAAATCAGTTGCCCAAAGGCATATGGGTTCAAGTCCCATCTTTGACACCACTTTAGAGGGTTGGCAGAGTGGTCTATTGCGTCAGTCTTGAAAACTGAAGTTGGGAAACCAACCATCCGTTCAAATCGGATACCCTCTGCTTTAATAGCGTCAATCCTTATTAAAGGGAAACGCAGTTGGCGTTAATAGCGTCAATACCAATTAACACCTCGATGGTGTAATGGCAACACAGGAGATTTTGATTCTCTTATTCGGGGTTCAAATCCCTGTCGAGGTTCTTTCGGGGGTGTAACTCAGCGGTTAGAGTGGGCTCTTTATAAGGGCTAAGTCGGGAGTTCGATTCTCCCCACCCCTACTTTCAATTTTATTTAGTTATGATTAAAAATATATCAGAAAAAGACATTTCAGAGCGACTGGGCCTGTCAAGAGACGAGGTTCGCAACTGGCGTTCCAAGGCTCCAACTAAGTATGTCTTCCAAGAACAATCTAAGAAGCCGTCAAAGTTGTGGCCTTGGATGTGGACTGAGGAAGGCGTTTCTTGGCTGACCGACCAACTGAATGCCCAAAGCGATGCTGTCGCTAAAGAATTGTATGAAGAAATTAAGCCAGAAGAGAAAGAAGTCGAAATCGTCCGTTGTAACTTTCCTAATCTACGATTTCTGCTTGTCAAAGACAAACACGGCAGTCAGTTCTCCGTTTCTTGTAAGGACAATCGAGCGTTCAGAGTCAGTATGAAGATTACTGTCAAGAAAGACCGACTTGGCTGGTTTGTTAAGAGAAATCCACATTATAAGAAAAATGGCTAAGAAGAAATCGTCTAAGAAGCCAAAAAAGGCCAAGTTCAACAACGAGCAGTTTGAAGCCCACGCTTTAGACTCTCTTTCCAAAGATATGAAGACATGGGACATACCTTGGTCCGTTTGCGTCTTTGGTAGACCGAACTCCGATGATGTCAAGATAATGGTTGCTGGTAAACCAGCAAACATTGACAAACAGCAGAACATGCTCTTTATGAAGTCTCTTATGACCATTGCAATCATGGCTCTACAGGAAGGTCTTGACACAGACACTCAAGGGCTTGATATTCTTGACGCTTGACTTTTTAAAAATTTTTTAAACCTTGGTGGTTTATGAATCCCTCTGACCCAAATGAATCAGAAGAGGACGAAGAAATCCCCTTTGAAGAACTAATATGGCTAAAAAAACCAAACCCTCAGACGCACCTATACCTCCTCTCTGGACTGGAGTTGCAGGACAAGGTAATCAGAAGATATATTCGCTTGGGGGGAGATGGCATCCTGTTGGCTCAAAGACGCAGGGGGGTTATCAAGTTGTCGGTGACGATGGGAAGGAAAACCTAATCCTGTCTTGGAACGGACTGCCTATTACTGTTCCTATGGGCAAGTCTTCTCCTACGCCATATAACCCATCACAACCTACTGATGGGTTCAATATGGCCCCCAAGTGGATGGGTGGCGGTGCTATGTCCTCAACTGAAGAAGAGCATATGCTTAACAATCCATATATGGACCCCACCCCTCCATTGTCAATAAGCGGAATGGATAAAGATATAGTCAGCAAGACCTATAATGTGATTGACAGGACTGGCATAGACGAGTTTATAGGCAGGATGAGAGCCGAGAACCCAGATGTAAACTTTGGAACCCTAGAGGACTTCCAGAACGCCACACCAGAACAAAGAAAAAAGGGTTTCAAAGTCTGGAACAACGCTTCTGAAGACTTTACTGACTTCTTCCAAGACCAATAACACTTTTGCCTTGTTAGCACAGCGGTAGTGCGACTGTTTTGTAAACAGTAGGTCGTTGGTTCAATCCCAACACAAGGCTCCTTTAAAATGGCTCAAAAACAACAAAAAAGAGAGTTTGAGTTTCTCACTACAGAGAGACTTGAAGAACTTAGAAAAAGAGGATGGGACGATGAAAAGATTGCTTCATATATTTTCATGGTCAACTCAGAGGGTGGCCCAAAAGAAGAAAACCTTTTTTATGTAACTCCAGAAAGAGTAGTTGAAGTGTTTCGTAAAAATGCTTTTTTCGCAGGGATGACAGATGAAAAGCAGATGGTTGAAAAAGTAAAAAGTAGCGGAGTCCTTAGAAACCCAAAATTGTTTGCAAACACATTTTACGGAGATAGGCTTGGAAATAAAGGTGGCGAGGACGGATATAATTTTAGGGGAAGAGGAAATGTTCAAATGACTGGTAAAGGCAATTATGAAGCAGTTGGTAAACTCATGGGTATCGACTTAATAGCAAATCCAGACCTTGTTTCTTCAGATGGTAAGATTCAATGGACTTCTGGTGCTGTCTTTGTCGATATGAATGACAAAGGAAACAAAGCGAAAACTCCACGGCAGATGTATAATATAATTAAGCCAGCAACTTCTTTTGAAGAAAGCCTAAAGCGTGGAAGGGTTCCAAAGGCCAAAGAACTTGATGAAATAGCAAGAAACAATGATTCGTTTAATGCAGTTCAAAAAATTGCAAATAGACCTATTACTAAAACTCAAATTCCTAAATCATTACCTCCACCTAAAGAGCCAGAAAATACAGTCGTAATAAACGATGACATTGTTGCGTATAGAAAAAACCCTGTCATTGAGCAACCAGACCCACATAAAAAACCTCTTCAAGAGGGTATGATTTCAATCCAGACATACATGGAAAGAAGAATGCGAGAAGAAGGTCTTAAGTGAAGTTATCTGAACATCCAGTCTTAGTAATGCCAACGCAGGAGCAAATAAAGGCTCTTGTGGAAAAACATGGTAAGGATTTCGTAGCCACTCTGTTGCAGAACAGAGAGGATAAGATACAGGCAGAGAAACTAGACCCATACAGGCATGGCTACGAACCTAAGCATTGGAATGACGCAGACAAACTGATGTCCACTTTCGATGAGGTTTGCGTAATGGGTGGCAATCGTGCTGGTAAGACTGAATGGGCGGCTAAGAAAGTCATGCAGATTCTGACAAGCAAGCCAGACGCTAGAGTGTGGTGTCTGCACACGACATCTCAGTCCAGCATCCAGATGCAACAAAATGTCATTTGGAAATACATGCCAGCAGAACTTAAGACCGCCAAGAAGACCAAAGTTACTAACATTTCTTATTCACAGAAGAACGGATTCTCAGATAACACCTTTATTCTGCCAAATAAAAGTCAATGTTTCTTCATGAATTACGCCCAAGATAAGAAGGTCATCGAGGGTGGCGAGGTTGACTTTATCTGGTGCGATGAACTTGTGCCTCTGGATTGGATTGAAACCCTGCGTTACCGCATAGTCACAAGACGAGGCAAGATGGCTGTCACCTTTACGCCAGTTCAAGGCTTCTCGCAGGTTGTCAAAGACTATGTTTCTGGTTGTAAGATAAAGAATCAGCGGACTGCATCTTTGCTCGATAGCAAGACACAGCATGTGGCTGGATGTGAAAATGGCAAGATGCCATACATAGCACACTCGCTTAGAAAGAACTCAGCCTGTATTTGGTTCCACTCTGACCTCAATCCATACAATCCGTTTGACCAGTTAGCCAAAACTCTTGAAGGAAAAAACACTTCAGAGGTAAAAATTAGAGCATACGGCTGGGCAGAAAACACTATAGGCTCTCAATTCCCAAGATTTGATGACCATAATATAATTCCAAAGGACAAAATACCAGAAAAAGGCACAGATTATATGGTTATTGACCCTGCTGGTGCTAGAAATTGGTTTATGATATGGGCTAGGGTCACAAAAGATGGAAACATATACATTTTTAGAGAGTTTCCAGACATTTCAATGGGTGAATGGACTCTTCCTAGTGAAAAATCTGACGGAAAAGCAGGAACGGCACAAAGAAATGGTGCTGGAAGGGGTATTGACGAATACAAGGAACTAATTTTAGAACTTGAAGGCGATGAAAAACCAGAAAGGCGATTTATTGACCCAAGAGCAGGTGCTACACAAGCAGTTGGTCGTGATGGTGGCACTTCATTGATAGAATTGCTGGACTCTGGAGATAAGCCTATGTTTTTTGAGCCAGCCGCAGGTTTAAGGCTTGAACAAGGCATTGCTATCATTAATGATTGGCTTGCTTATGACATATCTCAGCCAAGAAGCCCAATCAATCAACCTAAGTTATACATTTCTGAAGAGTGCGAGAACCTTATTTACGCAATGCGAGAATGGACTGGTGCGGACGGAGAAAAGGGAGCATCAAAAGACCCAATTGACTGTCTACGATACCTCGCAGTCATGGCTCCAGAACACAACGATATTACTTCATACAAGACAGGGAATGAAGGTTTTACTTATTGAAGATGGAAAAGTATCCGATATTACTGAGCAAAGCAGAAGCCTCATTGATGACAGGCTTCAATAAGCAATACCTTGACAAATTAAGAAAAACAGGTCAAGTGTCCGTCTATGTTACAAAGGGCGGTCACCATAAATTTTACAGAGACTCTTTAATCGAACATATAAACAAAAATCTTAAAAATGGAATCAGATAATAACTATAAGAACGGCATGCGGGATAAACTTGCATTTGCGAGCGAAACCCCAGACATCGAGGAATTGAATTTTGAATTCAAGCGTTCCGTGTATAACGGCTCGTTTGCTACTGGCCTTGAGGCTGTCGATGACATGCGTTTCTGCCGATGGGAAGGCCAGTCTGATGACGGCAAGAAGTATTCGGACTTCAGAGGCAACGGAACCCCAGCAATGCCGTTTGAAGGTGCTTCAGATGTCAGAATCCGACTTATAGACAGAGTTATCAATGAAGTCGTTGCCCTGTGCGTGAACACATGGAAGGCCAGCAAGATTCGTGTCACAGGAAACACCACGGAAGACGGAGCGATGGCGGCGGCTTGCACGACACTTCTTACGCATGTCATCAGCGGAAGACTCAAGATTGACTCGCTCAGAGAGGCTAAGTTGCTCGCCAACTATGCCAACACATACGGCTGGTCTGCTATGTTTGTCGGCTGGGAGCAGGAAATCGGCAAGCGTGAGCAGAAGATATCAATGCAACAGATTGAAGAAGTCTGCATGATGGCCTTACAGCAAGACCCAAACTCAATCATCGGTCAACTGCCAAACTACATCATGGATGAGAACTCCAGAGACTTGGCTATATCCCTGCTTCAACTGGCTGTTGATAACCTTGATGAAGCAGAACTTGGTCGAATGGTCGATGAACTAAGAACAAGTGGTCAAACCAAGACTTTCATTGAGCAAATAACCAAGAATCTTCCTGTCATAACGGCTCTCAAGCCATATGACGAAATCTGCTTCCCTCCAGAGACAATCGAACTCCAGAAGGCCAGAGTCATCTTCAGAAGAGTCTACATGACTGAAGTTGAGGTTCGTTCCATGATTAAGACGGAAGGCTGGGACCAAGAATATATCGAAACAGCCATAAACACCGCTGGCAAGACGGCTTGGTATAACGACCCTAACATCACGCCTCCTGTCATGTTGCTCGACAACAGGCAGTATCGCAATAACAACTTAATCGAGGTTGTCTATGCCTACACAAAGCAAATCGATGAGACAGGCACTCCCTGCATCTACTATACCGCCTTCACTCCTCAGTCTAACTCAAGTGGATTCTTTATTCACAATAAACTGAGTTATGCTCATGGTCAGTATCCGTTCATTCCTTATCGCAAGGAGTTTATCCGTAAGTCAATAAACCAGAGCAGAGGTATCCCAGAGATTCTGATGACTGAACAGGCTGAGATGAAGGCACAGCACGACTCTCTGCGTGACAGAACCTCGATTGAGACATTCCCGCCTATCCTTGTTAAGCGTAGAGCCCAAGGTCTTACCAAGATTGGCCCAGCCATCCAAGTGCCAGTCATGTCACCAGATGACTTCCGCTTCATGGAGCCACCCAAGGGGACACCGAACCTTGCGTTCTCCATCATCCAGCAGGTTGAAAAGAATGCGGCAGTCTACTTTGGCATTCCGAATGAACTGGTTCCGCAGACCACCACGCAGATTATCCAGCAGTCCATCGTTGACGATTGGCTTACTGTCTGGGCTGAAGTGTATACCCATGTCCTTCAACTTTGCCTCCAATACATGCCAGCGGAAGAACTGGAGCGTATCACCTCGATTTCGCTTCCACAGAACATCACCGACATCGCCTCGCAGTTTGACTTTGAGGTCAAGTTCGATGTTCGTGACCTTGACAACGAGTATGTGATGAAGAAGTTACAGGCCATCAATCAGTTCGTCCTGCCTATGGATTCTGGAGGTGCTATTGACAGAAACAAGTTGGTGGCTAAGTTGGTTGAGGCTATCTCGCCAGATATTGCCAAGGACATCATTATTGACCAGACTACGGCTTCCCAGAAGATGTATCGTGATGTCCAGACGGACATTGCCCTCATGCTTATGGGGATTGAGGCTCAATACACCGAGAATGACCCTACAGCCCCTTCTAAGTTGCAATACGCCCAAGATGTCATCCAGAAGAATCCAAAGGCACAGCAAGCCTTGCAGGGGGACCAATTCTTCCAAGCCCTATTCCAGAACTACGCCAAGAATCTGCAAATGTCAATACAGCAACAGCAGAACGCCCAGATTGGCAGGACTGGTGTTACTCCTGTGTCTGACCAGTTCGCACAGGAACAACAGGCGGCTATGCAGGAACAGGGACAGCAACAGGTTTCGCCAGAACAGCAACAGCAGATGGCTATGCAAGAGGCTTACATGCGAGCCAACCCACAACCTAACCAGCAGATGCAATAATGAGTAAACCTATATACGATAAAGCCGTGTTTTCCTTCACGGACGGAGTTCCTAAGCAATTATGGACTGCAATGATGCTTATTCTTGACCAGAACATTAAGGTCGAGACTGAGATTGCTGTAAGTCAAGAAATTGAGGGTGAAAAGCGTGTTCATCAATGCGGAAGAGTTAATGCCTTAAGAGAATTTAGAGATATGCTTATTTCCGAAAGAAAAGAGGCTCTTGATTCTGCAAACATCAATTGGGCATCAGATGAAACCCTTAAGTAAGGGCAAAATGCTATAAAATCGAAAATCTGGACTCGATAACTTGACCAGAATGAATTTGGCACTAAAAGTGTCATTAAGTTTCTGAGAACTTAAAACTCTGACCAAAAAACAGGACTTGGACCTTAACCATGACTACAAACGATAATATGGACGGCACTCCAGAGGCTACGCCTCAAATTGCCAAGAATAACTCAGTTCTTAATGAAGCATCGCTCAAGGATATCCTTATGAGTGACTTTTCGCTGGTTGAGTCAAGCGAAACGGATACTGGTGAATCCGAGACAAATAATCCAGAAGACTATTCATCTACCGATGAAGCCGTGGATAACTTCACGAACTTTGAGGAACAGGATAGCGAAACACAAGAACAAGACGCTGACGAGGAACCAGTCAACAAAGGTGTCCAGAAGAGAATCGACAAACTGACGGCAAAGCGGAGAGAGGCAGAAGCCAAAATCGCTGAACTTGAAGCCAAGGTTAAGCAACTGGAAGCCAAGGAGACTGAAGTATCTACTCCAAAGAGTTACAAGGACCAAGCAAACCCATATTCAAATCTCAATAGTCGTGCGGAAATCGAGGCAGAGATTGCCCAAGCAAGACAAGTGAGACGCTGGTGTGAGGAAAATGCGGACGGAGTTGTAATCGCTGACGAGAACGGAAATGAGAAGATTTATTCCGCAGAAGATGTGAGACGAATCAAACTCAATTCTATGGATGCACTCGATGAACATCTGCCCAAACGAGCCCAATACATAGCGGCTAAAGAGCAGATAGACAAGGTGGCAGAAAATGAATATAAGTGGTATAAGGACCGCAGTTCCAAGGAACTGCAAATCGCCCAGAACTTTATCAAGGCGTTCCCCGAAATCACTAGGTTCCCAGACTATAAGATTGTTGTCGGTGACTACATCCGAGGCATGAAAGCCAGAGAAGGTAACAGACAGCAGAATATTCAGAAAGCCCCAGTTCAGCCTACAGGAAACGCTTCGTATCCAATTAGCCGAAAGGACTCTAATGCTAAGGATGCCACTTCACGATTCCTAAAGTCTCGTTCTTCTTCTGACCTAACAGAAGTGCTGAAGCAATTCATCTAAAGAGTTCAACTTCCAAATATATTATCATCATGGCAAGTCTTACAGAAAGAAACATCGTCTCTGGTAAGCGAGAAGCCCTCGCTGACCTCATCTCACTCGTTGATGCTAAGGATACCCCCCTTACATCGATGGCTCCAAAGGCCGCAAAACCTGGCAATACTCACTTCCGCTGGCAGGTGGATTCACTTCCTAATGCTGTCGTTCAGTCCACAGGCGTGGTTGACGGCACAGATGTGAATGTCGCTACAGACCCTGTGAACTTTGTTAAGGATGGCTCGACCCAGTATCGTCACGAACTGTCGAACCACATCCAAGAGTTCCGCAAGTCTGTCCGTGTCTCCCCACTCACCATCGACATCGCTGTCGTTGCTGGCGTGAGAGACGAACTGGCTAACAACATCTCAAAGGGCATGACCATGCTTAAGCGTGACATGGAAAAGACCTTTGGTTCCTACAACCTCCCCAAGTCTGACGATGGTTCGTCACAGGGTTATGTCAGCCGTGGTCTTGACTCTTGGATTCGTCCAGTCAAGACAACTGGCGGTGTTGTTGGTAACGACAACTACCTCGATGTCCCTACGGCCTTCCTCACTCCTGCTACCTCATGCGTTGGTAACGCCACCGCTACTGCCGAATCGACCACCAGCGTCACCACGCTGACCGAAACGACTGTGCAGGACATGCTGACATCCATCTACCAGCAGACTGGTCAGTATCGTGCCTATGACGCTCTTGTCGGCCCTAACCTCAAGAGAGCCTTCACGAACCTGCTCTACACCAACAGAGCCGCTGACTCCGATGTCGCTCAAGCCCAAATCCAGACCATCAATCGTAATGGTTCTGACTCTTCTTACATCTCGTCCGTGGATGTCTTTGAAGGCGATTTCGGTCAGATTCGTCTCCACCCCTCCCTGTTCCTTAAGAACATGAACTGCGGTTACATCCTTCCGATGGACCTCCTCGAAATCCGCTATGGCGGTTCCGTTGCTGGCATCAAGGAACTCACCGACAATGGTGGTGGCCCTGCTCGTCTTATCAACGCCATTGCTTCACTCTGCGTGAAGAATCCTCTGGCCTTCGGTAAGTTCGACTACGCTGGCTCGTAATCAGCATGGCTAGCGAGATTATAACATCGTTAGCGGAATCGATTCCCTCCCACCTCCGCAAGGAGGTGGAGAGGGAACTTCTCCGTGGTTGGAGAATGAACGAGGTCAAGGCACAGCACCAAGCAAAGAATATTGCCAACTTCGGTCATAACAATGCCGCTAATACCATCGATGGTGTTGGCGTTTTAAAGGCTAGAATCCCTCCAGATGCGTATCACTACTGGGGTCATAGGCTTGGCTATGAATGTTGGAGTGATAAACAATTTCTCAATGAGTTCATGCGGGACAACCCAGAGGTTGCCGTCAGAAACTACACAAAGAAGACTGTTGTTCGTGGTGCAGTCTTCACAGCAGACGGATACCTAACATGAAAACAGTAGACTTCGGCAGAATCCTAACAGAAACCATCCAACTCTGCGGACTTGATGTTTCAGAGGTTACTGTTGACACTTTCATACAGATGAGGGACTTTGCCTCAAATCGTCTCAAGATGGCTTGGGAATACGATAAGTGGCCCGACCTCACAAGATACGAGGAAAGAACAGTCCAAAAGGACAGCAATGTCAGTTATCTCACTAAACCTTCTGATGCTTCAGAGGTTTTTGCCGTTTGGGACAGAAATCCAAACGAAACAACTAGGGCTATGAATCTTGACTTCAAGATTGTTCATACCAACACAGAGGAACGGCTGGTCTTCAAGACTAGCGTTGTTTCAAGTGCTTGGCTTGAATATCGCATAGAACCTGTTACACTTACTGGAACTCCGTGGAATTCAAGCATTACATACTACGCAGGTTCACAAGTCGCATTTGACTCTGGTTCAAATAGTGGAGCCTTAGAGCCTGTTGAGGGAAGACCTTTCAGTCTCAAGTTCTACAATTGCATAAAGAACAACACCAATACGAACCCATCTACCAACACGGAGAACTGGGTCGAGGTTAAGATTCCATACATCTTCACGCAATACATCGCCAGAGGCGTATTTGCTGACTATCTTAGGTCTGAAGGTCAGTTTGAGTCTGCCATGCAAGCGGAGCAAGAAGCCAAGTATTTCCTTGATATCGAAATCGACAAACTCGCCAGACAACAAAGCCAAGTAAACAGAATTAACTTCATCAAATCATACTAATTATGTCACATATATCCGTATCATCTCCATTCCTTGTCTCGTTCACACACGCTGACATTGCCGTGGATAACACAGTCCCGACAGAAGTTCTCGCCACAGCCCCTACTGGCACACGCAGAATTCTTACTGTCGTTCAGAACAAGCACTCGACAGCCACCATACAGGTTATCCTTAACTCTACTGGTAGCACAGGCATCGCAGTCCTTGCTGGTAGTAACCTTACCCTTGATAACTACAACGGCCCTGTTCGCTGTATCAGCACAGTTGATGACAGCATAGTCCATATCGCTTACGCCACCGCCTAATGAGCATCAATGTCAATGTTGGGAATGTGATTCCCACCAATGTCGTTGAGGTTGGCAATGAGATAAGTGCTGACCAGTTGGCGGCAATCACATCGGCTTCTAGTCCATCTGCTGTCAATCCTTTTGCGACAGCCAGCCATATCCATACAATTGCTAACATCTCTGGGTTGCAGACAACCTTAGATAGCAAGGCTCCGCTTTCACACACGCACTCAATCTCAAGCATTACAAATCTTGAGAACATACTCGACTCTAAGGCTAGTGTTTCTCATACGCATGGAATCGGTGAGGTTACAGGTCTTATTACGGCACTTGACGGAAAAGCGGCTGTTTCACATACCCATTCTATTGCTAATATTACTGGCCTTCAGACTGCATTAGACGGAAAGGCTAGCACTACACACACGCATTCTGAGTATGCACCTATCTCGCACACGCATACGATTGCTAATGTTACTGGGCTCCAGACGGCTTTGGATGGCAAGGCCAATGCTACGCATACTCACGCCATATCAGATGTCACAAGTTTACAAACAGAACTTGACGGCAAGATGGTTGGAAGCAACAATCTTAGCGAAATTGTAGATGATTCAATTGCTAGGGATAACCTTGGGATGGGTCCAGACGCTATCCTTGAGTTTGAGGCTCTTACATTAGGTGGCGTTTCTTGCATAGATGGAATTGGAAATGAACTTAATATCACTCCAGATGGTATAGTGTTTCCAGATGGCACAGTTCAATCAACTGCGGCTACAAGTCAGACTTTTAGAATTGAAGATTACGACAATGGTAAAACATATAATGCTGGTGACCAAGTTGTTTTCTCCAACAAGATTTACAAGTTCAACGCATTCATAGGTGCGGCTGGATACGCTCCAGATACGCATCCAGAAGCGTGGACTGGGATTTCTGCTGGTGAGACAGAATATGACATCAGACCTCATAGGCATTACATAAATCCCTTATTGCCTTCAATGACTTCTATAAGCGGAACTGGCTCTCAGGGTCTAGGTAATGGCAATGGATATCAACTTGTTGCCGCAAATACATCTGCTGGAGGATTTTGTCATTATTTCTCACTTCATCTTTTGCAAAAAAATCAACAATACCTTGGTTCTATTGACTTTTCCAAGCAAATAATCTTTTCTACATCTCTTAAATTTCAGCAAACATCAAATCCAACTGATGCTAACACTTTTGCAAAAATCTTTCTTGGGCTTGAAGAAATGCCACTACCCTTGGCGGCTCTTCCAGAAAGCGTAGTGTCTAGCAACGGGTTTGGATTTCTAAGAAGAGGTGGTCAGTCTCTTAAGTTTCTTACTAAGAGAGGGTCAAATGCCCTTTTGATTGAAGATACTGGAGTAAATCCTGTTGCTGGCGTGAATTATTGCGTAATGGTTAAGTCTGACGGGCAGGGAACGGCACAGGTCTTTATTGACGATGTGCTTGTCTTGACTAGCAATAATGCACCATTTACAAACAGTGGAACCTCTGGGACTTCTTATGTTCTTGGAATGCAAGCAACGAACACAACTACAATTACTGGACCAAAGGCTAACATGACTTACTCCAACCTAATTATTGAGACTATTTACTGATGACTAAATACAGGGTTATTCCATTTTCAGATGGAGGATTTTCAAACTTTCCTCCAAAGTGGGTCGAGTTTGTGTTTCCGTTGTATAATGGAGAATTGATAGAATACAATGAAGGTGAACTAATTTTCACATTCGAAGAAGACACACAAGTAAGCCTAGTCGCTGGTTTTATTGTTCAAAAATTTGACGAACAAACAAAAACTTGGCAAAATATTTCACAATGATTACTATATCTCTTATCGCACTGTCCTTCCTTGGCGGTGTCTATGTCGGTGCTAGATACTCTGAAAAACTCAGAGAAATCTTCTACGCCATTATCTCTAGATAATGCCTAACATCACCAGAGCAGTTGACGGAGATAATGGGTTTCTTGGTATAGACACAAGAAGCAATCCGTCTACGCTTAAACAAGGTGTGTTACAGGACGGAAATAACATCAGAATAGAACTTGCGTCCCTTCAGACAAGGAAGGGAATCAAGCGACTTCTGGAGCCTAGTTTTTGCAACAACATAGGCAAGATATATGGGACTGGCATTTATACCAAGCCAGACGGAACTGAATATATTGTTATAGTCTGCGAGACGGAACTATACCTTTACAATACCACAACAGGTGGCATTTCTAGTTCATACCTGTTTCCATACAACACAATCAACTCGACAAGATACTATAGAAAGGTAACTGAAGAGCAGACACAGGTTATACAAGCCACAAATAAGGTATATATCTTAAGAGGTGAGGCTACCAAATATCTTGAAGGTGATGGCTCTATTGGTCAGCGTGTAACTGCCAGCAATGGTTCAGATATCGTTACTGTTACCTGCAACCTTCCGCATGGCCTTTCAGTCGGTGGTGAGTTCATAATTGAAACACCACACGCACAACTTAACGGACCGACTGTGAATTCAAACTTCATGGTTAATTCCGTTATTAGCCCAACATCTTTTACTTACAAGATTCCTACGCCATATAACCAGAATCAACATGGTCCATATGTCATACAAATAGGAAAACCTGTGCTTGTTTTTAACGGCACAGAAGTTACAATAGTCAACCAAGGCATCATAGATGGAACTGTGTTCGGTGGAACAAGCCCTACCGCTTGCGATTTTCCTCCAACAAGTAGGGCTATATATCACAAGAATAGGTTGTATTGTAAGTATAGCAAAGACGAAATATGTGTGTCAGACTACCTTCCGAATGCCAATGGTGACTGGAAGTTTGACTTAACAATACAGGCTTTGACAATCAATCAAGGTGACGAACAGGACATAGTTGGATTTTATCCTTGGACTAGAGACGAAATTCTTGTATTTAAAACTAATAGCATATATGCGGCTAAGTTTGCAGACAATACATCAAGTCCAGCCATAATCCTTTCTGAATCATATGTAAGAACGCTTACATTTGACCTAGGTTGCGTTTCTTCAAGGAGCGTTGCCAATGTCGGTGGCGTTGTCTTCTTCCTTTCTTCGAGGGGTATATACGCATTAGAGCCTCAATTAGACACTAACTTGCTGTCTAACACGCTTCCTCTTTCAATAAACATCCAGAAGTATATCAACAGGATTAACCAGAAGTATGTCCATAAATCAATCGGAATTGTTTATGATGGAAGATATTATCTTGGCGTTCCTATTGATGGTAGTGAATACATAAACCATGTTTTTATCTACAATATCAACAACAAGATGTGGGAATCTGTTGATACTTATCCAGTAAATTTCTCCACCTTTTCTGAGTCTGAGTTCAATTCTCCATACATTGTGTGGGATGATGATACCAGTAAGACATCAATATATCTTACAAATGACTGGGATTCCAATGACTCTGGAGCCCTTCCAGCAGAAGGCATAATACAAACAGGAGACTATGTGGCTATTTCCGAAATAAAAAGCGGATATTTCCCATATAATACTGGAATAAAGATAAAGCACCAAGTTCAATTAGGTAAGACTTTATCGAACTATCATGCGATAGACTTCCCAATACACCCAGAAAACGGAGTGTTTAAGATTTCTAGCATGATTCCAAGTGGGGCTCTTGCTCCAGACTACGAGGTCATTATTGACGGAAGGGAAAGAACAGAACTAGATGAAACTCCAAGTAGCGATACAGGCATACTAGATATTGGCGTTCTCAAATGGTCTACAGTTAGGTCTATGAACCTTCAAAACTTTATTGTTACCATTAGTGGCAATGAAAGACGGCTCTTTACTGTTGATGCTAGAAATGGCCTGTTTTTAATGGAAGAACTTAACGATGATGAGTTTGGAGAAACCGCATCAAGTATTTCGTTTGCCAACTTTACTTCTGAAGGAATTCCGTTTAGTTCATTCCAACTTACACCAACATCCTATGAATCAAGACCAATCGCAGGATACGCTAAAACAAGGCGATACGAGTTTAATACTCTTGAAGATAAACGATTCGCTTCTCTTAACACAGACCTGCAATTTGAACAAGGTGGTGGAATCCAAACCTTGGTTAATACATACAATCCAGACACGACAAAGTTGGTTGACCAGACAAGTGCTTCTAGTGAAGAAGATTATACAAGGTCTTTCCCGATTAGGAAAGTAGCCGTTGGTGCTGATGTCGAGTTTAGGTCACTACATGGAAGACCAATAATCAAATCGTTGACAATAGACGGAACATTGGTCGGAAGAGACACAAAGAATAAAGAATAATTATGCCACAATTACAAAAAGGAACGACTTATACAGGGACAGGGGTATCATCCTTTGTCACTCATACGAACCTTAACGCTCATGTAGACAACGCCAAATTGCTTGGTGGTGCGATTGACGAACAGGTTTCAAACTCGGTAAGCACAGACCAAGACTTATTGCTCGTCAATAAGGGTGGTGACTTATTTAAACAAACAAAGGGACAGTTTAACAGGGTAATAAATTCAGAAAACATCACTTCTGAAAATATCAATGTTACTAACCTTTCCGCACAAAACTGCACAGGATTTGTTCCTGTCGGTAGCATTATAATGTGGTCTGGAACTGAAGAAGCCGCCGCACTTATTCCAAATAACTGGAGATTATGCGATGGAACTAATGGAACTCCAGACCTTAGAAATAGATTTATAGTCGGTGCTGGTGACCAATATGACATTGGTGATACTGGTGGAACTGAAAGCGTTACGCTTACTAATGACCATATTCCAGAACACTCGCATGAGTTTAGAGTCAGACAAGCCGACTATGTTGAAATATTTGGTTCGTCCACAATAACAGTTTGGGATACTGCTCCTAACTGGAACGAAACATCTTATACTCAAAAGAGACTTACATCTCCAGTAGGCAAGACAGGTGAAGACCAACTTCCTGTCAATACAACGCCACCTTACTATGCCGTTGCCTACATAATGAGAATGTCCTAATTTTATGGCTGAATATGATACAATTGGCGGTGGTGCTACAGGTGCGGCAACTGGAGGGTTGGCTGGTGCTGTAGGCGGTTATGCCGTAGGTGCTAAAGTGGGTGCTATTGGTGGACCTCTTGGCATGGCTGTTGGTGCTGTTCTTGGTGGTCTTTTTGGCTCCAAGAAGAAAAAGGTTCAAAAACCACCTTCATACAGCCAAATGATGAATTACAATCTGGACGCACAGGCTGGCATCCAGAACAAGTTGTTAGGTCTTGAAGGCGAATATAGGCCAAAATATCAAGGTCTTCAAGAGCAGACCCTGCAAAACCAACTTTATGGCGGTAGTGGCAATAAGGGCTACATAAACATGCTCAACCAAGCAAATGATGCGATGCTTGGTGTCCAGAATAGATATGCTGGGAACTACATGAATACGATTGGCGGTCTTACAGGACAGGCTAGAAACATCCTTGAGTCACCAGCCAACCAAGCCATGCATTCTAGGCTCATGGCTGACGCTCAGAGGGATTTAAGCCTCGGGTCGGCACTTGGTGCGGACGAGCAGAGAATGGCCTTCCAGACGGCAAATCAAGCGATGGCACAGCGTGGTCTGACAGGCAGACAGGGAACTGCGGCTGGTGTCCTTGCCAATTACGGCTTAGGACAGCAGAGACTTAACGAAAGACGAGCCTTTGCTTCTGGCATGATGGGCTCTGAAACAGCCCTGCAAAATGCGGCTCTTCAAGTGTCGCAGGGTGCTATGGGTGGTTACGCAGGTGGTGCTGGATTCCTAGGACAAGCGAACACGCTTCTTGGTCAATATCAGCCACAGATATTCCAGCCAGAGTCCCAGATGGGTGTCAATGCTCAAGGTATGAATTATCAGCATAATGCGGCTATTGCCCAGTCCAAACTTCAACAGCAACAGGGTCTGCTTTCTTCTGTTGCAACTTTAGGCATGATGTCTATACAGAATCCTAACATGTTTAATTTTGGAAGCACATCTAATGTCGTAGCACCTACCCTTACGACTCCATCTTCTTACCTTAATCAATTCGGTGGAATAGGTTATACCAATGGTGCTGGGCTTGGAGTTCTAGCCCCTAGATAATTTATGCCAATATTTGCCCCATATCAAGGTGGTGACCCATTCCAAGTGGGTCCAAACATGCAGAACACCTTAGCCCAGCAGAAGGGCGTTCAAGATGCAATGTTATCAATGGTCGAAAAGTTCGACCAAGCGGGACAAGAGATGGATGTGCTTAGAAGCACAACAAGGTCCATAATGTCTCAGTATGGCGTGGATGAGTCTGGCAAGCCTTCTCCTGCGGCTCCCAAGTATGTTCATGACCTGTATAAGTCGGTTGAAAAAGAAGGTGGCATAGGCGGTCTTTCAAAGTCCAGCCTTGTTGCCGCTTTAAAGGGATACGAGACTGGCATTCAAGTTGAAGGCCAGAAACAGCAGATACTGTCAGCCCAGCAAGCCAATGCTATGAAGGCTCTTGAGTTGCAGGATGCAGAACGAAAGGCAGAAGAAAACAAGCGTATACTCCTTGCTCATAAACTTGCTTGGGAGACTGGTCAGACACCTTCTTCTCCTTCAGTAACTCCTGCCATGATAGCGGAGGCTGATGCTGGAGACAAGAGATATCGTGAACTTACAGGACAAGAGCCAGAATTACCTACGGCTCCTGCCAATGCTACAACAGCCAAGCCAGCACTTGCAAAACAACAAACTAAGACTGTTGAACCCAAAACAACTGCAGAAAGAGATGCTCTGGAGTTGAAACTTGAGGCTGAAGGAGCCGCAGGTTTAAAACAGAAACTAGAAGAAGAACTTGCTGGTTTAGAATCACAATTAAGACAAATAAGAAGCGACAAGGCTGTGCCAGTTGCATCTGTTTCTGGTGGCATGAGTGGATTCTATCCTTCTGCTAGCAAAAATGGAGATGGATGGCTTTTTAATCAAAGAAAATCACCACCAGCAACAAAGACATTAGATGAGATAAACGCAGATAAAATCAAAGAGCCAGAAATTGTTAAGCAAATAGAGGCTAAAAAAGCCAGTATTGCAGAAATTGATGACAAGGTTAATAGATATAAAGAAGCACAAAAGAACGCTCCTGTTCCATCAACAGTAGACTCTGGAAAGCCTGTTGGTGCTACGCCTATCACTCTTCAAAGCGAAACTAGCCCTTCAAATGAAAACTATAAGATTGCTTCAAAGTTCTTAAGCGATAAGAATAATTCTCCAGAAGTAACAAAACCAAAGATTAAGAAACTTGAAGAAGAAATTGACATTCTTGAGAGGCTTTCTTTAGGTGATAAAGATTCTCCAACGCTTGCTTCACATATACATTCTTATGTAACAGATTCAGATAGAGTAAGAGGATATAAATATCTTAAAAATGAACAAGGAAATGAATATAGAACTTATGGAGATTATCACAGAGAGCAATTATTACTAAAGAATAGCCAGTTAACGGAATTAAAGTCAACAGAGGCCAAATATGCCTCTATGAAGAGTGCAATAGACAATAATATATTCACTCCATACACAGCACCTATTGGTCCTGCTATTCCACCAGAGCCTACAACGCCAACTCCTGTTCCTTCATCTGTTGCTCCAAAGTCAACATCCAAGCCTATACAGAAGGGCAAGCCTAGTATAAAGCCAGCCCAGACGCAAAAACAGCAACAGCCTGTAAATTCTGACCCAACACTTAAGAGTGATGATGAAAAGATTACTGAAGAGTATGGTATGCTTACAAGCAGATTACAAGGTCTTGGTGGCGTTCCTATGAACTGGTCTGAGGATACATATAGACAGATGCGTGGATATGCCCCTAAGATTCAAATGATTGGCAAGGGTGGCGTTATGGCTGTCGGTATAGGTGATAAATGGCAGGTCATCAAGGCTGGCGATACTGGCATGTCTCCGTCAGAAATGGCCTCCTATGAGAAGCATCAAATTCTTAGGTCATCTATCAGAACGGATGGAATGTCTAACAAAAAGTGGACATTCCGTGGTGATATTAGAACCACAGAAACCAATGAGGCTGGCAAGGTTAGGACAACTGTTACTGACACCACAAGAGCCATTGACGCTCTTGACAGGCTTATTGAAATGGGTGATACTGGTTTGTGGGATTCTATTACTCCAACTGAAAAATCTGGTGTTATTACCGCTATAACAAACTCTGTTCAAGCGGCTGGTAGAACTGAAATTGCTGGTTCTGGTGCGTTTTCTGAACAAGATGCTATAAATCTATCCAAAATTGTTCCTAATATTTCAGATATGAGTAATTCTGTTTTCAGAACATCAGCACTTGCTAGATTAAAGGAATATAGATTCAGAATGGCTCAAAAAGTTTTAGATGTTGGCAGGGTCTGGGGCTTTGAGGTTGCTGAAAATAACGACACAGGCTTGACACAGGAGCAAATTACTGCAATAAGAGCAGAGTATCTTGAGTTAAAGAAGCAAGGTATGCCAGACGCAGAGGCTCAAAGAATTGCCATAGAAAATAACACAACTAAAAAATAATGGATAATAATTCCCCTTACCTTTGGAATCCTCCAGAAGGTGCTGACACTCAATCTATCACTAAGGTTCAGAATGATAGGTTGTCTGAAATCCTTAACGCACCGCTAACAGGTGAGGATATCGCTTACAAGGTAAGCAAGGCAGGACTTGAAGGAAGAAACCCAAACCTTACCTTTGATGAGTTTGAGTTGTATGATGAATGGCACAAGAAGCAGGAGATAAACTGGTGGGAAGTTGTGTCTGGTGGCTTTGGAATGTTCTTCAAGGACATCGGTTCTGGCGTGGCTTCATTACAGCCATTTGGTGAAGGTCACAGCATGAAGAGTGCGGCTATGAATTGGATTCCAACAAACCTTGCGGCTACTGGTGTTGAGGCTTTTGGTCGTGGAACTAGAGACATGGTTGGTCTTTACAAGATGGCTTCTGAGAATCAGAACTCACCTTTCTACAGACTGTTTAATCCAAACGGAGACAAGTATCAGCGTTTTATAGACTTTAACCATCTCGCTGACTGGAACGCTACATCTCAAAGAATTTTAGAGGGTAAAGAGAATGTCGTTCTTCCAGACACTCAGACGATGTTGAACAAGGATATCTCTGGATTTAGTGCTTCAGATTTATTTAAGGTTAATAACGCACTTGCACATGCTGGTTCATACTTCCTAGACCCAGTTGCGTTGATGACGATGGGTGGCAGTAGTGTTGCCAAGACTGGTCTTACTGTGGCTACAAAGGCTGGTGCTGTTAATGCGGCTGAAGTTGTAGCAAAGAACGCACTTAAGGAAGGTGTTACTGGTGCTGTATCTGCGGCTAAAACAACCGCTGGAATTTTTGACAAGGGTAGAATTGTTGGCTCTGGTCTTACTGAGAAACTTGGTAAGGCTTTCAGAGTCAGCGGTGAGGTTGTCGATGCACCAATCACAAAATCTCTTAACTGGATTAAGAGACAGGCAGACGAACTGCTTGACACTAACCTTCACCAAACCCAGAATGGAAACCTTAGAGTCACAGGCCCAACAAAGGGACAGGCTGGCTTTGGTGGTTCCATAATGGCTGGTTTCGGACTTGGTGCTATTGGCCTCCCATATGCGTCTGCTGTTGTTCCTGTCTGGGCTGTCGCTAATGCGGCTAAGATTGGCGGTGCTTTCTTTGAAGGTCTTGGCAGAGAGATGGCAAGTGGTAAGGGTGCTTTAAAGCGTCTTGGCGGTCAAGTTGGCTCTTCTGGTAAACTTGCCAGAACATTCGACTCATGGAGCCCTATGGGTGGATATGTGAAGGAAATGTCTAAGGCTGTCGCTAAGTCTGGTCTTTACGGAGCAGGAATTGGATATGCCGTTGGCGGTGAAGAAGGTGCGGCTCAAGGTCTAGGCATGGGAGCCGCAATTGGCACTACGCACTATCATTATGGCGTAGCCCATAACATGATTAAAGGTCAGTCAAGGGAGAAGATGACTGCCGACTTAATTGGCAATGTCACTTCTTTGAGAGAAAGAGGCTTCACAAAGAAAGCCGACACAGTTCTAAAGTATCTTGAAGAGATAAGAGAACAGCATGGCGATGACGCATACTTTAGAAACCTTGGAGTATACCTTGGCATGGAGGCAGATGCTCATGTCGCTCTTGATGTCTGGGACAAGGAAGACTATATCAGAATCGCCAACGACCCATCAGTTCCTCAGTATGTGAGAGATGCTGTCAATGAGGTCATAGGCTCTGAAGGCCAAGGATGGAATGGATTATTCTTACAAAGAAACGGAGAATCAAAGCCTTACTTTATTCGCAAGGATTCACAAAGTGGTCAGACACATGTAATCATAAACGCTTGGGCTGTTGATAACGCTGGAAAGAGACAAGCGACAGGTCTTAAAGGTGAATTCTTCCATGTTCTTTCTGACGCATACAAGCAAGCCAGCACAAAAGAGAAGTTCAAGGAAGAGGTATTTGAAGGTCTTGTCAGAACTCTTAACCTTAACCATACGGAAGAAGGCAGGGCTAACATGGCTCAGATACTCAGAAATGCGGCTAATAATCTGGGTGCATTCAAGGGTGCTGGCATGAAACAAAAGGCCAGCGTCAGAGCCAAAAATCTTCTTAGACTTCAAAGAAAGAACTCACCTAACGGATGGAAGGTTGATTTTGTTGGTGGAAATGAAGTCATTACTGAAGGCAAGGTTCAGCGTCCTGCTTACTACTGGGAGTCTAATAATGGCTGGAGAATCCAAGAGTCATCTAGTGGATATGACCTTACTGGAAGGATTGAAGGAAAGCCTTTCAGAAAGTCATACAGAACACTTAGCGAGGCTGTCGCTGAACATAGGGAGATTGCTCCTGTCGATACGCAAGTTAAGTCTGCCCCAAGAAAACCAAAGGCTACTCAGTTTGAAGCACAGGCTGGTCCTAGGGCTGGAGAGAGAGAAGGCTTCCAAGAGACTGTCGCAGATGTCGAACTTGGAGCAAAGGTTGACTCAATTATTGATTCTTTAGTAAAGAAACTGTCTGGCAAAAGCGGGGCTGAATTCCGTGATGCAGACAAATCTACTTACGATACATTTGCAAAAGGATACAAACAGGCTCTTAGTGACGGATGGATATTTGACGAGGCTAGGGTTGATTCAAATAACGATGGATGGTATCATCCAGATTATCCTAATGCCACTCTTCAAGACTGGCTTAACGCAGATGGCACAAGAAAAGGCCAAGAGCCAGCAACTCCTCCTAATGTTTCTGGAGAGAGAACTGCCGTCACTCCAGAAGCCAAGCCAGAAGAGCCCAAGCAACAGAAGCCAAAGGCTCCAGAACTTGAACCAGAAGAAGTCGAAAACATCTTCAGACAAATCGATGAGTTTGAGAAGACTGGCAAACTCCCAGATGGAGCGTTCTCAAGACTCATTGAAGAAATGGGCGAGGGTGTGTTTGACGCATTTGAAGAAGACATGCCATTTGACTACCTGTATCTTGCAGGTGACTTAGGCTTTGCCAGAAACCTCATAGAGGAATTGAAGCATAGAATTGCCAGAACGATTGACAGAAACGGAAGACAGGCTGGATTTGTTCCAGACTTTGAAAAGCCGTTTGTCGAATGGTTTAAGGACAAGGATGGTAAGGCTATCTACGACCCATACATGCGTGACCTGTTCAAGAAGTTCTTGGCTGTTCACCAGAACAGAAAGAGCAACCTTGACTTCTATAATGTCGATTGGCAGTCGTTCTCGCCAGCCTCACTTAAGGCTTTTGTTGAAGAAAATAACATCGAGCATGAGTTTGACATAGACCCTAAGACTGGAAACTACGCCAGAAAGTCAGATGAGGTCATCAATCGTGAACAGCATTATCGTTACCAAGCCGCATTCAACGAACTGATTAACCTAAAGAAGAGTGGCGTTGATATCGGATTTGAGGTGTATGCCCATGAGAAAGACTCTGGAGACATCGGCTCATTGGACGAGGAAAATAACAATGGGACGCTCAAGCAACAGGCTTGGAAGCAATACAGAACTACTACGGCTGACATCAGAGAAGCCCAGCGTAGAGGCACTATCCCAACCAAGGAAGAACTTGAACAGGCTGTTCAGACCGCTAACTTCGGTAAGAGAGGTAGAGCCAGAACTGGTGAAATCGATGACATCGAGGCTACAGCCAGAAAGGGTTCAATCATCTTCTCTGGAGTTCCTACGCTAGAGGCTTTCAAAGTGCTTCAGAAGCACATGATGAAGAACGAGATAAACGCCATCATGCAGATAGCCCCTGTCATTCTTGAAGGCGGTATCAATGCCCCCAATGTCCTGCGTGTCAAGTATGCTGGATTCACACATGCCCCAGAAGAAGGTAAGTTACTTAAGAAGCCAAAGAACGAATGGAAGGCTACTGAAAAGAACATGGTGTTCTACCACATGGAACTCAGAGGAACTCTCAGAAACCTCAAGTCTGGCAAGTTTGACTACAAGAAGCCTCACGCTCACTTCCTGCTTCATGGCGTTGACATCGATGCCCTGCAAAGACGCATCCAATGGATGTGGAAGAATGAGAAGGAAACCAGCAAGCGTTGGAGCAACATGGTTGAGTTTGAGAAGGATGTCTATCGTCTTATAGAGAACTACTCTGCTAGGTCTGCCATAGGCGGTTCTAGGTTCTTTGGCGGTGGCTCTGAAGGCAAGGCCAAGAAGCGTCTTGCTTGTGCGGCTATAGGTGCTTTCCCTACGAGGAAGATGGTTGGTGGTGTCGATGGAGATGAGATTGAAATGGACATGCCAGAAATTGACTGGCATCACTACCAGTTCAGAGCATACGGCAAGGGAAATGCTGGCAGAGACATTCCTTGGACTATCTTAAGAGGTGAAGGTATCAAGAAGGTCTATGGTAGCGAGGACACCATGCGTGTTCCTTATGCCGAAAGAGCCTACTATAGAGCCCAAGAACTCTATCAACAGGCTTCAAAGAATGTCCCCAGAGAAGGTGATGAAACACCTGCCAACATGCGTTTCGTTTCGCAAGAACTACAGGCTGGAAGAGTTAAGCAAATCTTTAGCCCAAAGAGGCCGACAGGTGACTGGCAAATGGTTGCCAAAGGCTACACGCCAAATGATATAATCAAGTCAATAGTTGATGGTCAATTCAAACTGTCTCCAGAAAAAGACAATAATGCTTTGGCTTTCGTAAAGGGTGGCATTGGTCATGATGAAGCAACAAACTCAGCCTTAGTTTTCTGGCATTGGGCTGGTAGTGGCGTTCCGTTTGAAAAGATAGAGCAAGGTCAGATTGGACTTCACATTGGGACTAGAGAAGCGGCCTTATACAGAGCCATGAAGGTTTCAGAGGAAACAGGTAAAGACCCTGCTTCTGTTGGTGACAATGTATTCCCATTGGTTGTCAACATCAAGAAGCCAATCACTCTTCTTGATAGAGGTTCTTGGACTCCTCTTGATATAGTTGAAACCATACTATACGCACACGGCTCTGAAGAGACTAGGGCTATACTTGGTGAGCCAAGGGTTGAAGGTAGGTATGATAGACAAATGCTTGAAAATGTTAAAAGAGCAACAGGGCCACTTAGCCTTCAAGACATAATATATCTTAAGGAATACCAAAGAACTCTTATTGAGAATGGCATTAACGCTTCAAACACATTCTTAGCACAGGCTGAAATGGCTATGGGCAAAGGACAGACACCAAAGTTTGTCGAAATGTCAAAGCGTATGTATAAGGCCGCAGAGCCTTTACACAAATGGCTTCAAAGCAAAGGAGTTGATGGAATAAAATATAGAAATAGGGTTGAAGGTAAATCATGGTCTTACATAGCATTCTCTGGAAAACAGGTTAAGCATCTAGTCCAGAACAGCGGAGAATATAGCCAAAAGAACCTGTCAATGATGAGACAGCAAGCCGCTAGGTTTGGTGCTAAGTCGGCAGATGATGCTGTCAGCCTTGAGGCTAACTACAGAAAGGCCGTCCAAGAAGGTGACATCTTCAAGTCTATCGCAATCAAGGAGAACTTCCTTGGTGGTCTTCCTACACACGCCAGAGTCATCAGACAGTCCGCTGACGAGGCTATGAAGCAGGGTGTAACGCTTGAACAATACAACAGCCAGTTCACAACAGGGACACCTGCCGTATTCCCAGTAATCAAGGAGTTGAACCAGAAGGCATGGTCATCGCATATGCTTTCAGAGATGGAGACTGGACAAGCCTCAATCAAGACAAGGGCTTTGATAAAGACTAGGAATCCTCTTGTCGTTGACGCTAGCGGTCTTGCGTTTGACTCACCAGAGTTGTCTGCGAATGCATGGATTAACAAGGCTACCAATGCTGGACATGACAGCGTTGTGTTCACTAACACCATAGAGTCTGGCTTTACTGGAGCGTCAGAAAACACTCCGTTGCACAACAAGGTTGTTCAGATTGGTGCTGATTCAGTCAACAATATTGCGGTAATAGACGAGAACACATCAAGACAGCCAGTTCCTAGAGGTGCTGGAATTCTGAATGATGCTCCGCTTGAGTTGCCATTCCGTCAAGAAGCGGCAAAGAGAACATTCTATTCTGCTGTTGAGAAGTTTGTCCAAGAAAAGATTACTGACAAGACATCGCTTAACGAACTGTTAGGTCTTCTTGACCCTACAAAGGGAACTGGCATAACTAAGTCTGAACTTGAGTTCCTTGACATTGCTGGATGGGTTGAAGAGCAGAAGAAGATTACAGGTGGCACTAAGGCTAAGGTTAATAAACAAGCCCTTCTTGAATACATAGAACAACACAAGTTTGAGTTACAGGAAGACAAGACCAACACGGCTTGGTATTCCCTTCAAGGTCTTGACCCAAATAATCCTGCCGTTCAAAGCCAAGTCGAGGGTGGATATGAAGGTTATGCTCCAGCAAACAAGGGTTATGATACGCTTCACCCATCTACAAACTATAGGGTTCTTCTTTTAAGAGCCCCTGCTGGAACTGATTATTCTGGAGGTGAAGGTGGTCACTTCCCAAAACATGAGAATATAATGGCTTTTGCCAGAGTGTCAGATGTGTGGCTTGACAGGGTTACCGAAATGCCATCTCCTCCTGTAACTACACCTAAGTCAGAAGATAAATATATAGAAGGCTTTGTTGGTGTGACTGACGAACAGTTTGGTCATCGGTTTGGCTGGACATTAGATAAAGTGTTAAAAGATTTGGAAATGGATTTCCAGACATTTAAAGATACATCATCTGATGACATATTTAGGGCTTCCATGTCTGGAACTAAAGTTGTTGATTCGTTTAGCAATGGAGCCATTCTTCCTACGGCTGTAAGATTTGAAAAAATTGGATTCGTTATAGACAGATTAATGGAAGCAAAGCCAGAATTGCATGGGGAAATTCTGGCAAAGTTTAAAGAGGTGTTTAATAGAAACGCAAAGCCTAACCCAGAATCGCCTAGAGGAATTGAAAATCTTAATAAAGACTTTGAAAGCACATCATTAGCGAATCAAACTATATTTCCGCATAGCATAATGCGTGGATTTTCTGAGGGAGTTGTAGATAAATCTGCTGGACTTAATTCATCTCCTTCTGAAACAGTAGGAAAATATAACTTCTTTCTCACAGATACAGATGGTGCATATAAGGCTTTTACTGAGGCTTTAGATATAATAAAGTCATATATGATAAAGGACGAAACATCATCGCTAGACCCTAACGCTGGCAAAAAGAAGATGTTGTTCGTCATGGAGATACAGTCTGACACGGCTCAAAAGATGCAGGGTAGAAATGATGCCAGAACTGAAAACATTCTTACTCAACAGGAGTTTGACGAAAAAGTCAGAATTGAAGATGCTATCAGAGATGTTCAGTTTGAGATAAATGATGCTGTTGAAAGCGTTCAAAAAACAGGCTCAAGAATGGTTGATGTAGAAAAAGAGTTTCCAGAACTTTATGCCAGAAGACAAGAACTTAAAGATAAGTTGTCTCCTCTACTTGGCAAAGAAAAAAAGACTGTCATTTCTCAGCGAGACTTTGAAAAAGTTCCAGAAGTCAAAGAAGAACTAAAGAAGCGAATGGAGGTATTTGACACTTGGGAAAACTGGGGCAAATCAAAGGAAAAGAACCTTGAAAGAACTGACCTTATAGATGATGGGTTTAATGAGGGAACTAGTGCTGTCATGGATAAGATTGGCTTATCTAAATCTGCTGGAATTATAACTGATGAAGTCGCTGGTGGAAGAGATAGGTTTATTGAAAACATGGTTGTTTTAATAGACAGAATACTTGCAGGTGATGTCACACAGCCTAATGAAGGATACAGAGCCAAAGATACACTTAGGGGTGTAAAAGAGTCTATATTGGAAAAGAATGACATTACTATTCAAGAGTTAAATCAAGTTCTTTATTACTCACGGCAAAATTTTGCCATAAGATATGACCAATCAAGGCTTCCGTATTACGACCTTGCATATTTCTTAGGAATTGCAGAAGACGCTTCTAACACGCATAGAAACCACCCACCTACTGAAGGACAAGTAAAAAGAGTGGGAAGAATAATGCATGAAGAGGTTGCTAAGTTAGTTAAGGATGAAATCTTTGACACAAGCGTAAGCAATGGAAGGGGCTTTGCTTTTGGTGCGTTCAAAACAAATGACTTCAGTAAGAAAAATCTTTACTCAATAATTGATGCAAAGGCTGACGAGTTTGCTGGAGGAACACTTGAAAGGGTGGTTAGACAAACTCCAGCAGAAGATACTGTTGGAAGGGCTTGGAGTGCATGGGAGAAGCATTCCTTATCAGACAGAGGTAGTCGTGCATATCATCAGTTTAGAGAAAAGGTTCTTCATATGGTTATTGAAGGAATGAATATCCATGAGAGACAAAGCCCTAATTCATCTCAAACTAGAGAACAGGTAAAGACAGCACAACTTGGACACATTGCATCTAGTCGTGATACTGTTGTTACTGAGTTCATGCCATTCATGCGGACTGAGGATTTCACAAAACTCATGTTCAAGAAACTGCTTAGAGAAGCGGTAAGCAACGGCTATGAAGGCATCATCTTTATCCCGCCAGAAATGCCTCAGATACTTACTAATGGTGATTCAAGGTATTTCTACGGAAAGATAGTCCCAAAGGTGGTTGAAGGCTATACTAAGAAGTTTGATGGAAAACTTAGGCAGAACAAGTCAGTAGCATTGATGCCTAAGCCAGACCCATTGATTAATTCTATAAATGATTATCTTGTGCAAGCCGCTAGAGATAATCATGGAGGCAATTACCCATCGACAAGACAAGAGGCTTGGGAGTCAATAACGCAATATGCGAAAAACTATATTGCCTTAGAGGGAAGCCCAGTTCAAAGCCAAATGAAGGCTCGTTTTGTGGACGAAATTGCAAAAACTGGAAAAAGTTCTACTGAAATTGCCGAACAAATATTTGACCATTTTGTTGGAAGACAAAGAGGAACACTTCCAGAATCACAAAAGGGATGGCAACTTGGTGACAAAAATGATTTAGTTAATACTAAAGACAACATAGACAGGCAAGCGTCACGCAAAGGTCTTATCCTTGATATTACCCCAAAGATGGATGCTATCAAGGAGGGTCAACCTATGTGGCAAGCCGCCGCAAGAAGGCCAAAGAAGCCAAATGTTGAAGGCCAGCCAGAGACTGTCGGTGATGTCAGAGGGCTTGGTGACGGAACTCCTATAGCCAAGAAGCAGGACAGGTCTATCGGTGAGCGTCCAGAAGGTAGTGAAATCCCAGATATTCCTAAGCAGACATCTGGCCTTGAGGTCGGTGGAGTTGGTGGAATGCCTACCAGTATCGACAAGAAACTTGCTACTGAAGGTGTGGCTGACTATCGTGGATACAAGATTATCTACGACAAGGCCAATGGTGGATACAGAATCACCAATCCTTCTGGCAAGATGGTTCCAATACCCATTCAATACAAGGATAAGTTTACTGGAGAAACAGTAATCAAAAATGAAAGAACTGTTGTCTTCCCATCTGAAGCGACATTCTTAATCGACTACCTCCTTGGTGGCATGCCAAAGACTCCAGATGCTCCGTCTACTCCAGCCCTTGCCAAGCCAGCACAGGTCAAGCAACAGGTTGTTGAGCCAGCACAAAGGGCTATTCCTAAGAACGAGCCAGCCTCTGCTCCTGCGAATGAACTTGGTATCGTTAAGTCACAACTTGAAACTGGGGGTAAGTCAAAGTATTACTTCTACAACATCGAGTTTGACCCCAAGACAAACGACTACACAGCGAGAGATAACTCTGGTCAGATAGTCCAGACAATTGTTGACAGCACATTCCAGTCTGGCCCACGGACAATGCTTGCCAACAGGAACCCAAGCCTTGAGTCACTTCTAGGTCAGTTAGACAAGAAGTTTGACAAGACTAAGTATGCTAGACTTGCACCTAGGGCTCAGACTGCCACAGCCCAACCTGCTCCTGTCGCTCCTACCCCTGTTGCTCCTGCTTCTGTGGCTCCTGTAGCCCCTGTTGAGCCAGTTGCGACTCCTAGTGCCAAGCCAGTCCCAACAAGGCGTGTGGCGGCTTCTAGCGTCCCTCCAGCCGTGGCACAGGCTACACCAGCCCCTGCTCCAAAGCCAAAAGCCACGCCCAAGCCAAAGCAAAATGTCAATAAGCCAAAGCCAAAGGTTGTCATGCCAGCGGAACCTGTGGTTCCAAAGGATGCGGAGATTAGCCCCTCACAATCTACGCAACCTGTTGAAGTTGTCTCTGATAAGGAGTTTATGGAGAAACAGGCTAAGGCTCTCGGCAAGGGCTTCATCGAAATGATGAAAGACCCAGAGTTGTCCCAGCATATCATCGACTCTCTCAATGTTGACGATAACCTTACCCTAAAGGGTGATGGCAACTCTGCCAGCACAGCCGATGGTAGGTTCTCCGTGGACAAGAAGGGCAAGAAGTATGTGGTCATGCAGAACAACTACCAGTCACCCATTACTGGCCTCAACTACGACAGACGCACCATCGCTTATGTCAACACCCTGCAACAGGCTCAGATTCTTATCCGTAGACTTGAGGTTGAGCGTAACATGCAACTCAAGATGAGAGGTATGCCGTTAGAGAATCCTCTGATGGTAATGGCGGCTGAGAACCCAGCCTTTGAGCAACTGGCTAGAGACAAGGCTATCAGAGACAACGCCATGATTATGATGCTCCTGTCAATGCGTGACCAAGGCATTACCCCTATCTATATCGACCCTAATACGCTTCAGCCAATCCTTGTGATGATGCCAAGCGAGGAGGCCATCTCGCAGGTCACAAGACCTACAAGAAGACAGCCACAGATTGCTGGTCTGCTCCCAGAAAGCGGTGGTCAAGAGAAACTGCTCCCTGCCGTCCTTGATGACGCAATCAAGTTCGACTACATACAGGATGCCCAGATTCGGCAAATGTCAAAGTATACCAAGGATGTCGCTGAGAGATACAGAAACAAACTTGGCTACGAGATACTGAAGTTCCAAGGCAAGTTTAGACTGTTCAATCCTCTCAAGGCTTCAGTCTCAGTCAGAGATGACGAGGACGCTATAATGAATGACCTCATCAGAGACATAGCCAAGAAAGGCTTACAAAGGTGAGCGACATGCAACAGGTCATCGATGAATTCAAGAAGGCTGGCTGGATAGTCGCTCTTCTTGGAGGACTCGGTGCTTTGGCTAGGCTCATATTGACTGACGAAAAGTATAACACGACCAAGTGGATAAGGATGATTGTCGCTGGAGTCATAGTCGGAATACTTTGCTATTTTGCTACTTACAACTTAGATATAGACCCATTCTACAAGAGCGTGTTGTATTCTGGTGCTGGTAGTATAGCCCCAGAACTGTTCAACTGGTTCAGAAAATTCACAATCAAAAAACTCAATACAAATGGCTGACGATACAACATATGGTGGATGGGGTGCTACTGCATACACTCCTATAAATGAATGGAACTATGTGCCTTTCTATAAAAAGAATGTCTTTACTGGGGCAGGACAGGCAGACCAAGCGGCAAACTTAATTACATCTCCATCGTTTACTAGTTTCTGGTCAAGCGGAGGCAGTCAAGAAGACAATATTTCTGCCGTAAGAGTTACATCTGCAACAAGAGATAGAGATGTGACTGCATTGGCAAGCCAAGGCAAATATAACATAGATTCACCTTCACCCACACCTCCACCACGACCTGTTCCTCCAGAAGGAATAAGAAACATAGATTTTAAGACATATTATAACAAAGAAGGTTACTATTTGCAGGGACACCAGCAGGTTGAAATACCTTGGGAGTTAAGAGTTGAAAACGCTCCAAACAGATGGAGCAATATGAACTATGACTGGCATCCAGACAGTCCGTATAGACCTGCAACAATGCAAGGCACATTTCCCCAATTGACACATGAAGAACACAATTGGTGGATAAAAGAAATGAGAGGAGGAGAAATTGACCCAAAAACTGGGCTTATGAGTGGAGGGTGGAATGAACGCTACAATGACTATTACTCAGCCAGACTAAAGCATGAAAGCATACCATTAGCATTAAGAAATACTGCTGGTGCTATGGTTCGTGACGATAGACAACTCTACTCAACTCTTAGATACTTTACAGATGGTAGTGGGCAGGGTGTTTATCGTGGTGTTAATGCTTCTAGCCCAACAAATCTTGCTGGCCTTTCTTCAGAACTTTCCTTATATGGAAAGGGTTCAAGGTTTTCCGTTCCTACCGCAAACCCAAAATGGCAAAGCAACATATTATTTGTATCTTCACCATCTGGAGAGTTAGCAATGAACACTAGAAACTCTCAAAGAGTTCTTGGACTTGGAGATACATATAGATTAAACGAAAGGGCTATTACTGATACAGCCCCTTATGCCGCAAATACTGGAAGACCTATTCCAGAGGATACAGGTCCACTTCTTGACATAGCACAACAAGAACCAGAGGCCATTGCTTTAACAAAATCAAATTTAAATGAAGCAAGAAGGGTTGGAATGATACAGAGAGATAAAATTAGTGGAGTTGATAAGGCTGGAAAACATTGGCAAGATGCTAGGCCATCTACTACAACGACTGTATACGGCCCTCCTTCAAAATCTGCACAATGGATGGCTAGAGGAGAGCAAGCACTTCACATTGGAGGAAAGGCTCTCATGGTTCTTGGTGGCGTAATGGAACAGTTTAATGTCCCAGAAAGAATGAAGGGATACTATACAAACGCATTGCAACAAGACCCAAACTGGAGGCCAGACCCATCAGATAAACTTGGAATGGCTGTGTGGGCTGGACTTGAATCTGCAATGAACTTTGGCACTATGGGTTTCTGGGACCAAAAAGACAGAATCGCCACAGACATGACCAGCGGTGCTGGAAGAGGTAAGGGTTTTTACGGAACAATGGTTCCACCTTCTGGAATGACGAGCGTTCATAGCGCCCCAGACAGATACGAAAGACAAGGAGTGTCGTTCAATCATATATACCCTCAAGCCCCTCGATGAGATACATACTGG